TCCCAGGTCATGATGTCCGTGATCTTGGTATTGGCCATGCACAGCAGGGCATAGCTCACCGCTTCTCGGTTCTGGATCAGGGTATTGGATCGATCAAGCCTGCGTTGCACAGACCTAACCCCACCCCAGTTAGTCAGAGGCGGGATCACGGAGGATTGCTTCTTAGATGCCATCAATGTCACCAAGGAATATCATCAGCAGGCTGCGGCTGGTAGCCGTTGCCCTTGGCCTGGCCGTGACCAGACAGCGGTGGAGACACAATCGCCTTCTCCTTTCCAATCTTTACCTTGAAGTACTCATCACCCGATTGCGTCTTCGCACGGCTCACATCGAGAAAGTGTAGCTTGCCATCCGGCAACATAATGTCGCCACGAAAGTCTGCGTGCCAGTCCTCTTTCTTATCGCGGTTAGCAAACGCAGAGCCAAAGTTAGGCTTATGGTTATATTTCATTGTGGTAACTCCTGTAAGGCGGGGTACTCATTGCACTGGCGCTCTCTCTGCTCCGGTGGTGCTGTCCGGAAACTCACCAGATTCACTTTCCCCCATGTCATTAAAACACCAAAAACCCCGCCAAAGGAAAAACGAGGGAAAAATTGTGACTGAGACCCGCTAGCGCACACGACGGGGGAGGGGGCAAAGGGTGCCTTTTTGACAACGTATGATGCCAGCATGACAATGTTATCGATCCTGCAGCCAGCCTGTGCCAGCATCGCTTGAAACATGACACCCTTTCAACCCCCCCCTGTCAAAACACCATACGTTCGTTTGGCAATTTGACGTATTGGATTACAGCCCCGTAGAGCCGTTTGTCTGTGCCACCCATGTCTGCCTATTACCTGCACCCTGTTCGCGCCTTGTAGGTACCTTAGATCGCGTTTAAACGCCATGTGTGCGCAGCAGGTTCTCTGCGCTGAGGTTGATCAGGTCATCTGCCAGCATCATCTCGCTTGTCGGAATAGCAATGCCTTCAGCCTGGTAGCGTTCTGCTAGCTGTTTGGCAACTGTTTCCAATTCGTTAACCTGCATTGTTCCTACTAACATCTTTAGAACTTCAACATTCATTAGGTTAACCTTTAATACTTTACTTAAAACCTCTTTATACCTATGTTCTTCTGTGTTTAGCACAACCTCCAGGTTGTGAGCAGGTTGTGAATGTAGACCCTCTTCTTCCACAACCTGAGGGTTGTGATTGCTGGTGTCTTTTCTTTCCTTCTTGGCAGCGATTTGCTGTTTCATCTTGGCAACAGTTACGGTGTCTTTTCCTTTTGGCATGGCGTACTCCTTCGCTGGTTCATTGATTGGTTTGACAACACCTCGGATCATGTCCTGGATGCGTTTTAGTCCTTCTGGATCGATGGTGTTGTCCTGTTCCTGCTGTTGCTTCTCTTTCATATAAAGTGGCCTTGTGTCTTCAATTGAACTGGTGACTGCAATCGCTGTCTCGGTGTCTATCGTTGGGTCAAAGATCACCCTGATGGTGTCTGATCTCTCGCCCTTGAAGCCCTTCTTGACTGTCTGCAGGTAACCCAGCTCTCGCAACTGAATCACCTGCTTGCTGACAGCCTGCTGGCTTATCCCAAGGTCTTTGGCTAGCCTGGTCTGACTCACCCAGGTGATGCCAGCCCTGTTGGCAAACGAGCAGATCGCCGCCAAGACCTGCAAACCACCGTGGGTGAGCTTCTGGTCGAACACAGCCTTAATCGGCAGTACAGCCACCTTACGCCGGTCTGGCTCTGGCTCACGCTCCTTGACCCTCGGCTTCTTTGGGATCTTGAACTCCACAATGTTGTCAGGAAAACCCATTCTTTTCCTTCAGCTTGGCTTCGATGTTTCTAGCCAAATGCACAATAAGTTGTGAAGTTAATTCAAGATTTGTCTGACACGCTTCGTACCAAAGATGTTTGATTTCATTCTCTGTCAGCCCTTGCCATTCGCGCTGTGGTGGGGCGGTGTAGAGCCATTTGTCTGGTGCTTTACGAAATGCAGGATCACGCCCATCAACAAGCGACATCATCATTTCCATGCCGTTGAACATCCCTTGCATATACGGGTCAAAGTTCCAGTTGCCGTCACACCCCTGAACTTCCAGCAATTCCCTCATCTTTGCCACCGGCTCAGGTTCAGGCTGCGCTAGTCGGGCGCGGAGTGCTCGCATGGCATTCATGCACTCAACAGCCTCATAAGTGCCGCCAGTTACAGTCCAATACTCGGCTCCTTTGTCATCACCCTCAAATACAGATTCCAACGCATCCAACGCTTGCTGCATCAGTTCTTTGTCAGAATTCCGTATACGGTTTTCCGAATTCCTTATACGGTTTTTCATAACTCATCCCCGCTAAATAAACTTATCCACAGCAGCAGCGCAATCACCAGCACTGCAACGCCTGCGCCCATTAACAGCAACCCGGTAAAGATCCAGATCACAGCAGTGCCTTGATCCGGCTGATCTCCCAACCTGTGGCATCGTGCAGCTCTAGGATTCGGTTTGATGTAAAGCTCACATGGCCATGCCGGTACTTGCTCACAAAACCCTGTGGCCACTTCATCTTGACCGCAATGTGTGCATCGTTCCTCGCTGGTAGCTCCGCAATCAGTGTGTCCAGCAACTTATTTGGTGTCCGCGGTTTTTCCACTTTTATGCCTCCTTAACATTTCAGTACGCAGCTTTGTTCGCTCCTCATAGCCTCGCTGCTGCTCGACAAGGCCCAGGTACTCCAGCTTCGTGATCTTCGGTTTGCGTGCCTTGTCCGGCAGCCTTAGCGCCCACCTGGCCTCGCAATCGTGCCTGTACGCCTCGCTGTGGGTACAGACCTGGTTACCATCTACCAGCACAGTGCGTGGCTTCCAGTGAGCCCTGTCGCAGTGCTGGCAGTACTCATAGCCTGCGGCCACCATGTCTGCGTGCGTACCGCTTGGCCTGCCTAATGGCAGCCATAATGCCTAGACCTGAATGCCGCCACATCCGAAACACTCTCCAGAATCTAATCATTTCACCCGCCGCACCTTGTTCTGTTTCGCTGCCTTGGCCTGCTCACGCTGGATGCGCTTGAACTTGGCAGCTAGATCCATCGCCGTGCCAGCAGGCTGATACTTAAAGTTTGGGTTCCAGACACTTGGCGTGGTGTCCTGCTTCTTCTGCTTCTTTGGCGGCATCTCATCAGTCGCCAGCTTCAAAGTGTTCTGCATTGTTTCCTCCAGTTAATTGATCGCGCATCATCGGTATAAAGTCCTCGAGTAAAAGACAGACCCGCCAGGGTTGGCCGTTGCGCCTATACACTACCACCGGTATTTCGCTGGGATTGGCGCAGGCTTCTACCTGTTGCGACCACGCATCAATCTGCAGCCGCTCCTGGCGCTTAACTTCCAGCCTGAAATGCTCAATGGTGATGTCATCAGCGCCGTCCCTGGCTTGACCCAGGTTGCGCTTGACCACGCGCCCGAGCTGGTCTGCCAGGATGCCTGCCAGCTCTCGCTCACCGGCAGCGCCCTTGTTCCTCTTGCCGCGACCGTTCACCGATCCCCCAGCAGTTTGTTTAGACGCTCCTGGGTAGTCTCGTACCGCTTACCGTAGGCCTCCAAGATCAGCTCCTCCAGGATCGACACCCGCGTCCTGCGCTGCTCGGATGCAGCCTGGTCAAGCAATTGCCTGACCTCTGGCCGCATCCGCATTAGAAACATCTTGCCCTCTTTCATGCTGCCCCCTTGTGTATATCGCCCGAATATAAAGCCAGCACCGTAACATCGTCAACGGTTGCCACTTTGACAGCACTGCAAATTATTTTGCTTTGGGGTGTTGACATATCGCCGCGATATATCTTACTGTTCGTCTACGGTCAATTTTGACCGGTCGCCACCGAGATACAGGAGCGTACTAAATGAATCGTAAAGACCATCTTCAGCACACCGTTCGCGGTGGCCCAACTTGCCAATCAGGTCGCTCCGGCGGCTCCCTGCGTGGCGAACACATCACACTACCAGCCTCAGAATTCCTGGCCTTAGCGCCTGAGTTCCGTTGCAATCGTTGCGCTAGCAGCAAGCTGTTTGCATTCCTGCAGCGCCAGGCAGCTAAGAAAGTGGAGGCTTAATCATGACCTCCTACGTCGCTTACTTCCGAGTTTCCACCGAGCGCCAAGGCCAATCAGGCTTGGGCCTCGAAGCACAGCAGGCTCAAGTCAAAGCCTACGCTGACAGTATCATCCACAGCTTTACCGAGATCGAATCAGGCAAGCACGATGACCGGCCACAGTTGGCCGCCGCCATCGCTATGTGCAAAGCCACCGGCAGCGCACTGCTGATTGCCAAGATCGACCGACTGAGCCGCCAGGCAGCCTTTCTGCTGACCCTGCGTGACAGTGGTGTGCAGATCGTTGCCGCCGATATGCCGCACGCTGGCACCCTTGAGTTTGGTATCCGCGCTGTGGTCGCACAGCATGAGCGCGAGGAGATCAGCCGCCGCACCAAGGCAGCACTGCAGGCCGCCAAGGCCCGTGGCGTGCGCCTGGGTAACCCAAACCCGCAAGCAGCAGCAGTTGCAGGTGCAGCCGCTGGCCGTGCCAACGCTGACGCATTCGCAGCCAAGGTGATGCCCATCATCGCCGACATCCAGCGCTCTGGTGCCACTAGCCTGCGTGCAATCGCCACCGCTTTGCAGGCCCGTGGCGTGCAGACAGCCCGTGGCAATACCAAGTGGCTGCCAGCCCAAGTGTCTAACCTAATTCAGAGAGGTGCAGCATGAGCGACGATTTCTTTAATGGCTTCCTACTCGGCATGGCCATCATCTTTGCGCTGTTCTTCATAACAGGTGTCATATGATCACCGGCCAGATCCTGCGTGACGCGCAGCTAGCCCTATTCGAGCAGCGTGATGCCAACTTCCTGGCGCACTGTCGGCGTATCGCCACCGACATTGCCAAGAGCCAGGGCAGCGTGTCCATCAACGATGTCCGAGCTGCCATCAGCCTGCCTGCAGAACTGCACCCATCAGTATTGGGCGCTGTTTTCAGAGGTAAAAAATTCACAGCAATTGGCTTTACCGAAGCCACACACAAGGCCGCCCACGCTCGAGTGGTGCGTGTTTATAAACTTAGCGAGGAGAAATAACTATGCCATCGAAAACATTTGAAATAGATGGGCGAGTGCATACCGATTTTGAAGATGGCAAATTGAAGATCTTTGGTTACATCAACAACGAAGATTTTGATATTCCTCTTGATTGGCACACTACTGAGGATTGGTATGAGTTGCATCTTAATTTTTCCATTGTGGATATTGCCAACTGGATGTACGAAAACGAAAGACTTTGGTTTGACGATAAAAGTAACCCAGTACACATGGACGATAAACCTAAGTTCATGGCTTTGCGACAACAATTGGTTGATGCATTGGCAGTAATCGATGCGGTCAAATTTATTACTGAGGAGGAATTTATTGACCTCAAGCAAAACTGGCAATCACCCACTGATGAGCAGCTTTCAGAGCTAATTACCCAGGCTGGCATTTGCTTGCAGAACTATTGCAGCGAAGAAAAGCAAAAAGAGTTTGCGCGTGCTGTTGAAAAAACCCTAAAGGAGATGAACAAATGAGCGGAAAGAAAACACCTGATTACATGATGAGCGCCAGCCGCCTGCCTGCGCTGCTGGGCCTGTCCAAGTATCAGACACCCAACGATGAGCTGCAGTTCTCAATCAATGCAGCCAAGGGTGTGCCACGCGAAGACAAACAGAACGAGGCCATGGCCTGGGGTGACCGGCTCGAGTCCATGATCCTGCGGGAAACTGCCAAGCGGCTCGAGCTGTTCGAGTTGTCCACCGAGTTTGATTCTGCATTCTTCCACGACACACTGCCGCTAGCCTGCAGCCTGGATGGCTACGCGCATGGCCGTGGCCAGAAGATCCGTACCGACACTGACGCAGGCATCATCGTGGTCGGTAAGGATGAGATCATGCTCGACGGCTTTGGTGTACTCGAGGCCAAGCTGACAGCCGTGGCACCCGAGGAGATCCCAGCCCTGTACCGAGGGCCAGTGCAGTTGCAAGCACAGATGGACATCATGCAGGCGAAGTGGGGTGCGCTGGCCGTGCTGTACCAAGGCACCACGCTGCGCATCTTCCTGTTCGAGCCACACCAGCAGACCCTCTACACCATCAAGACAGCCGTGCTGGAGTTCCAGAACAAGCTCGAGAAGTACAAAGCCACAGGCGAGATCGACTTCTACCCGCCTGCGAACCCCAAGGATGCCGACCGTATGTACCCGGCAGCCGACGAAAACGTGGTGGTCAACCTGCCTGGTCGAGCCGAGCAGCTAGTCGATCAGATCGTGACTGCTAACGCCGACATCAAGGCAGCCGAAGGCCGCCGCAGCGAAGCTGAGACTGAGCTTAAGGCCATGATGGGACAGGCTGCCAAGGCCAGCATCGGACGCTTCGAGATCCGCTGGCCAATGCGCAGCTACAAAGCCACAGCAGAGAAGGTTGTGCCTGCGAAAGAAGCCTACAGCATCAGGCAGTCAACGCTGTCGATTAAGGAGATCGCATGATCTGGCGCGACCCGACCAAACTTGAAGAAGCCCACGCACGCGCTGTCGTTTCGCTGCTAAACACCATACCCAAGTGCAGCGAAGAAGAAGCTGAGGAAATTGTTGAGGCCTTTACCGCTTTGATTCTGTACACACTGCAAGCCTTTTTACCTTCACAAGGAGATGACGATGCAACTAACCACTAGACCCGGATTCGCACCCACTACCTTTTCCGAAGCCAAGCAGTTTGCCGAGGAGCTGGCATCGTCCAGCCTGGTGCCAAAGGCCTACACCGGCAAGCCACTGGACGTACTGGTGGCCATGCAATGGGGCGCTGAGATCGGATTGGCACCGATGCAGGCACTGCAGAATATCGCCGTAATCAATGGCAAGCCCAGCGTCTACGGTGACGCAGCAATGGCCCTGGTGCAGGCTTCTCCACACTGCGAGGACATCGAAGAATACTTCGAGAATGAGAACACGCCCAACCCTGTGGCAGTCTGCGTGGCCAAGCGCCGTGGCCGCAAGCCGGTGGTCGCTAAGTTCAGCGTCGAGGATGCCAAGCGTGCTGGCTTATGGGGCAAACAAGGCCCGTGGCAGGCGTACCCAAAGCGCATGATGCAGATGCGGGCCAGAGGTTTCGCCTTAAGAGATGCCTTTCCTGACGCGCTCAAAGGCCTGATCACCGTCGAAGAAGCGCAAGACTTTCCAGATGAGGCAAAGCCACGGCCACCGAAGGATGCCACGCCACTGCCTGCCAATCCGCTGGACATGATCCCGCCACCAGCTCCGCTGCCAACCGCAGATGAGTATGTGCCAGACCTGGATGAGATCAATGCTGAGTTGCAGAATGCGGCTGCCGAATCTGCAGAACCTGCTGCAGAACCTGATGCGCTAGATGGGGTGCCGTTGTATGTACCAAGCAAAGGTGAAAACACCGACCCGAGAATCATATCAGCTCACGGCACTTACCAGGAATGGTCGGATGCCTATGAAGCAATCGCTGAGAAAACGCTAACCGCAGGCAAGGCACCCGAGCGCCAGCGTATGACAGCGCTGCGGCAGTTGAAGGATGTCAACAAGGACACCATCGACAGGCTGGACCTGGTGGCCAAGACCAAGCACACCGAACATTACCAGCGCAGGCTGAAGATCTTGGGTGCCACCATGAATGACAAGGAAAAAAATCCCGGCGAGTAACCGGGAAAACCCGCTGATCCACCTTGGTCGCGCAGGAGTGGCGCAGGGTCAGCGGGGGGTGTTCCTTACTGCTTCGTACTGTTTGAGGCAGGTGTCGAGGGCTGCTTCGAGTCTTGCTGCGTCGGCGGCGTACCTTGCAAGAAAGACTGCATCTCCGCTTGCCAAGTCCTTGCCGGACGCTCCACCGCTAGGGCAGGTGGCACCGGACACGGCACTTGTCTGGGTGGAGTTGCGGTCGGGGCGCTGGCGCAAGCTGTCAACCAGCTTGTTAGCCCGACTATCAATATCTTTGATCCTCGCATTGGCATCCTCTCGTAGTTGATCAGCCTGGGCCTGCAGTGCCTGTTCCTTCTCACGCGCAGCAGCCTGGGCAGCAGCATACTCAAGCGCGAGTTTAGCCTTTTCCTGATCCCATTGGGCCTGCACTTCTGCCTTGCCGTGCGCTGTGCCTTTGGCATAGCCGCCAGCACCAGCCACGGCCACCGCAATCACAGCACCGGCAATGAACCAGGGATTCATTTCGGCGGCACCTTGGTG